GATTTAGTCCATTCAAGAATTGATTCAGATCATAAATTCCAAAATCTTGAGAAAACTCCTCTGTAATTGTTGCCTCAGCAAGAATATTTTTCATTACAGAAATAGTACGAAGTTTACTACCCTGTTTAAAAAGAATAGACTGATTAATTGAAGAAAAGTTTTTTAGTACGGAAATAGTTTTATCAGAAAATTTCATAATTTGAGGTTTGAGTTTCACTTGTTTTCAACGAGGTTAAGATGATTGATCAGAAGAATAGTATAGTGCAGTACCTTGAACAAGTCAGCACGGGGAGTTCCTTTAGTATCATAACGATCAATATACTTAGTTACATTACCAGCGCAGAAACCTTCGCGGCGGTTGTGTTTGATTTTGTCAAGAGTTTGTTCAGTTCCACCACCAGTCCTATCAACATAATGCTGGCTATAAGTACCAGAAATGTACTGTTCAAGTTGTTTCAGGATTTTATCTTCGTTATATTTCCAGAAACCATTTTTATTTTCAGTCATATTAAAATTAAACGTATGATAATTATTCAAAGAAAGATGATCTTCACCCGTTCCACCAGGAAGTCTGGATCCAAGAATAACAGTATTGGGTGATGTATAAGGATTTCCAGTCAGACTGATACCATCATCTACCCAAAAATCTTGATTGGGAAGTGAACTTTCATAAGTGCTTTCAAAGTTTTCAGACATTTTAAATCATAGTAAAGAACAAAAAGAGGAGGCACTTTTACCTCCCCCAATTATATCAGAAAGGAACGGAAGAATCAACCACTTGGGTAGTTTCTTGAGTAGGCATTACAAAGTCAGCATCCACCTTATCATAAAGTTCCAAGAATGCTTGCTTGGTTTCATCATCAAAGCGGTTTACACACACTTGAATTGCTTTAGCTTTGTCACCGAAGATGCTATAGGCACGGATAATGTGAACCAAACGACGGGTGCTGATGATTTCCTCAATACCACCATCGTAGAAGGTTTTGCGGATGATGTCTGCCCAGTCCACAAGGCGCTTACAGAAGTCACGATCTTCCACACCAAGATCCAGAGCAACGCCTTCGAGGATCTTCTGCTCGGTGCTGGGAGCGGGATAGGACTGCTCAAATGTCACAGGAAAACGCTCCAGAAACGCTTCGTTGAGCACGTTGGTGCCGATGAACCTACCGTCATCAGAACCCTTGCCCTTGGTGTTTGCAGTGGCAAATACGTTGAATCCAGCAGCAGGTTTGACGAACTTGCCGATTTTCTTGAGGAAAACTCCCTTACCTTCCAGAATGGACTGAAGGCACAAAATCTTATTAGAAGCAAGATCAATCTCATCTAGCAGCAATACAGCGCCACGCTCAAGTGCTTCCACCACAGGACCGTTGTGCCAAGAAGTTTCGCCATTCACCAGACGAAATCCACCGATCAGATCGTCTTCATCAGTCTCAATAGTGATGTTAACACGAATCAATTCACGCTTCAGTTGAGAACAAGCTTGTTCCACACTGAACGTTTTACCGTTACCCGACAAACCCGTAATAAACGTCGGATAAAAAAGATTGGAAGAAATAATTTTTTTAATATCGTTAAAGTTACCAAACTTGACGAAGGTATCATCTTTATCAGGAATGAGGTTTTGACGAACTTCAGGAAGAATAGAGACGTTGTTAAAAGACCTTTCCATTTCCTGAATTTTTGCCTGAGTTACTTCTAGATTCCACTTGCCACGTCCGACTTTAAATACATCCAAACGTTTAGTTACAGTCGGATAAGAAATTCCTTTTGAGTCACAATATCCGCGAACATCAGCAGCTGTAAATTCTTTGCCAAAAGTATTTTTGAGATCAGTGATAATTTGATCATCAGTCATTTGAAGGCGAGTCATGATGTGGTTGTTTTGTTTCAACTGTAGTCATTATAAAGCAAAAAAGAGGTGATTTGGGTTGCCAGTGGTCAGTTCACCAACTGGTTCTTCAGGGTTTCAAAACACTCTCTACTCACAATTTTACCTACGTAACCAGGATAAAATTGTTTCACCATAGCAGGGATGCCCATGGCAGTGATTGCGCTGTCGCAAATTACACACACTTCTTTAGTGTTGCAATTCACAACATGTTCAAGTGGAAATTTTTTCATAATTAATCTTCAACTGTAAATGTTTTGTTCTTAACCTTTGTATCAAATTCACCAGTTCTGCCTGGTTTCATACTTCCTATTCTAACATTCTTTCCCTTTCCAGGCCAAGAAGTTTTAGAAGTTCCTTTAAGAGTTGAACTTCCACCTGCTTTGCGTTGAATCAAAACAGAATCTTGATCGTATTTCTTACCAAGTTTTTCAACTGCCTTTTTAAACTTTCTCTTGCCCATTTTACCAGCAGTAATAACATGAGATTTCTCTCCCACTTTTTTCTCCTGAGAAGTTCCTGGGTTTTCAGTATATCTTCCTTTTACTTTAGTAGGTCCTGGGAGACCAGCACCTCTTACATCCTTTTCAAGTTGCTTAGAACGTGCCTTATTTTCTGTTTTTGATTTGTCTCCACGTTGGGCAGACATGATTGCCATGCCACCTTTCTTTGACTTACTCATAACGCGAGTAAGTGAAGTTTCACTCAAATCAAGTTCTTCTTTTCTTGTCCTTTCTGCTTCTTTACGCTTAGCAAACTGCATATAAGTTTCGCCTGGTTTTAATCTATTACCATAATCGGGTTTTGTTTGTGCTGAGGTACTTTGTCCTCTATCTTCACGGGCTCTCATTTGAGGACCTTTACCAGGAAGTTTTTTATCTTGCTCTGGATCTGGATGCCACCAATCACCCGCTTCTCTAATAAACTCTTTATAAGTTTTCATATCTGCAGATACTTTTTAGGTATTTAGGCAACAAGAGAAATGAACTCTCCAAGAACTTTTTTGTTCAGTTTTTTAGTTTTGAGAGATTTCACAAAGGCAGATTTAATTTGCGACTTAGTAGCATCTTCGACGACATCAAACTGTGTTTCCTGAGACAAAGCAGTTGCAGAAAGTCCAAAGTAGGCATCATATCCAGAATTAGTGATGTTAAAACTCTTCAATTTTTTCCAATCATTTTGAATTTTTTGATACTGTTTGTCCGTTTCATTGTGATAAAGATTGATAAAACGATTAGCATTACGTCCTTCAAGAACACGGATACCAATAAAATTAACTGAAGGAAACTTATCTTTAAGATTGCTAAGAAGAATATCAGTAAACTGATGATATCCATAATCAAACTTGTAGGTAGTCCCAAGTTTACGATCCCGAAGGAAAGTTTTAAAAGGATTTATACAAGAAGAACCAATATAAGGCTCACTTTCCCAATGACGTTTCACTTCACGATGATAAGGAAGATGATTTGCTTCACCATCAGTCAACACAATGCACTGAACTTTTTGAAGTTTGTTTTCACGCTGAAACTGAGGAAGAATTTGATGAAGTGCAATCAGTGCCTCATTCAAAGGAGTTCCCGAAAGAGACAGGCGACTGGGATAAGTATAAGGAATATGATATGTGTCAGCAAAGCACATGGCAAGACGCCACACATTTACCATTTGATTTTCAAGTTCTTTGCCAGAAACTTTGCTGGTGAGAATATTCATTAAAGAAAAAGTTTCATCAACGCAAATCAAATTTTCTTTTTTTGTATAATGAGGAGTGCGATCTGCAGAGAGATGCCTTCCAGTTTCGTAATCGTATTCACCACGACGCCATTCGTTAGTGAAGGCATAAACTTCAAAAGGAATGGAAACTTTTTTGCAGAACCAGATAAGATTAAACAGTTGTTTGCAAGTATCTAAGAGAACGTGTTGCATAGAACCACTCCAGTCCAAAATAAAAATTAGTCCATGATTCTTACCATCAGGAATCACAGTCACTTTTTTGAACAAATCTTCATTATATTTGTAAGTATGAAGACGAGTTGTATCAAGAATGCCAGTGCGAGCAGTTGATGAGCGAGCATACTGATCTGCTGCCTTGCGGCACTCAAATTCCTTTACCAGATAATTGACTTCTTTCTGAGCAGACATTTTAAATTTTTTAAATTCACTATCTGCTTTAATAAAGAGATCTATGGGCACGAATCCACTATCACTAGCAAGTTCATTATGAGATTTTTGTTGATGATTGAAGCACAAATTAATATCGTTATGAACATCAGCATTTTTACCAATCACAGTCTCAAGATTAACTTGAGGAATTTCTACATAAACATTTTCATGACCATCATTATTCACCAAATCACGGATTTTGTCTTCCAGATTATCTGCAGTAAGAACTTTTGGTTCCTCTTCATCATTAGCAGACTCAACAGTGGTTTGATCACCCTGAGCAGTTCCACCATAACCATCAGACTCTTCTGGTTTCACTTGATCTGATTTTCCTTCCTCTTCTTCACTCTGTTCAGTTTCTACTTGCTCATTTGAAGCGGACGTAGAATTTCCTTGTTGTTGATGAGAATCAAAGTCAGAAACTTTTTGCCTCTGTTCCTTTTCTTTCTTACAATACTTATAAAGTTCTTCTGCGGCAATTAAAGCATCTGCAAAACTTTCACACACACCAATCAAATTGATAATCTCTTGCTCTTCCGAATTAAAGTCAATGGTGATAAAATTACCAACCTTAAAATAAAGATTAGCACGATCAGCTAGATTGAAAGTGGAAATATCATCATCCGAAATTTGAAAGAAATCTTCTTCATTCAGTTCTTTATATCCAGTAAAAAATGTCTTAGCAAGTCCCATGTACTTGCGC